AAGACTCTGGCGGCTGCTGGTAAGTCAGTAATTGAGCAATTGGCGGTACACTTTGGCATCAATAGCCTAGCTATCGTGCCTGATCTGTCAGTACAGGACGGTATACAGGCTGTTCGTAAAGTCTTGCCGCAGTGCTGGTTTGATGCAGACAAGTGCAGTGAAGGTATCGAGGCTTTACGACAGTACCAACGAGAGTATGATGAGGACAAGAAGGCGTTTCGGCAGACACCACGACATGACTGGTGTTCTCATCCGGCAGACGCTTTCCGAATGTTATCAATAGCATGGCGGTCAGAGCCAAGAGTCAGACAACCTGATACGGCTAAACCGTTGATGGTAGGAGCAGAGAACACAGCAACACTTAACGATGTGTGGGCGCAAGCAAATCAACCAAAGAGAGGCAGAATATGAGCATACAATCACCATTTAGATACCAATACGAACACGTTGCAGTCAGTCAAACAGCACAAGTCTTAGGCGGCACAGGTGCAATCGGTGACTACATCCACAGACTAATATGTACAGTCACCACCGCTGCTACAGGCAATGTAGTTCTGGTAGACGGAACAGGTGTAGGCATATTGACCCATACAGTGCTACCTGCATCATGCGGCACAGGTATCAATGTCTACAATATCGAGATCAACGCTGCATCTACTACTGGTGCATGGAAAGTAACGACAGGAGCAGGTGTTGAGGTCATAGCTGTAGGCATATTCTCAGCATAATGCCTAGTCCTAAGCAACTAGCCAAAGCTCTTTCTAGGCAAGACTCAGTAACTAAACAGCCTCGTAATAGGTTTTTTGGCGCTGTTGCTGACGCTGCTGGCTATTTATCAGATCAAGCCGACAGATATGTAGTACCTGAGCGCGATCCATTATTTGGAGGTATGCGTGGTGGTGATCTGCTGCCGCTAAGGAACGTCAACAGACTGCTAGACGATCTAAGCTACGGTGGGCGCATAACTACAGGCAGAGGACAGACTACAACGCTAAGGCCAGAAGTGGTTGATACTGTTGCGTTAGGCGGGGCAATGCGGCCTTTTATACAAAAAGGTGGTGAAGCTGCTCTAAAAACTCTAGCTGAACAGGTACAGAACAAAACTGGATTTGCAAGGCTTATGCCTGATACAAGAATGGGCATAGTGCCAGAAGGGAAGGCTATGAGTGTGCCAGAAGGAATTACATCACGCCAAGTACGGGAATTGATTGATAAAAACTCTCCGGGCGAGTCGCTAGACTTTGATGCACTGCGCTCTGCTATTGGAGGCGATTCTTACAAACTCACAGATTACGATATTAGTAAAATAAACTTAGGTGATTTGTCAGTTGATGCAAGCAAGGCTATGCCATCAAAAGGGCCTATCGTGATTGGCAAGGATGGAAACATTATTGATGGCAGACACCGCGCAGCATTATCTAAGAGTATGGGAGATACCCATATAAAGGCTTATGTCCCAGTCGGCGATAATGTAGGCGGCGCAATGATTCAACGACCTAAGACAGAGTTCGAGATACTGCACGACACAGCCCAGCGCAATGCTGCCCTGCCAGTAGAGCAGGGCGGACTAGGATTGCCAGCAAATAATACCTATATAGACAGAGCTAATGCTCCGGGTATGTATCCGACAGATGCTTATCATGCCACTAATGTTGAGTTTGATTCTTTTGACCCATCAAAAACCAAATTTGTAAATGGCGTGTTCACTTCAACAGACCCAAGCGGCGCTTCTGCTTATGTAGAAGCTAAAAACGCTGGCTTACCGACAAAGCATGAGGGTGGATTTGTTATGCCACTTCGGATAAATAATGAAAAATCTGTTACGCCAGAATACTTTAACCTTAATAATGTAAGAAGTGGTTTAGCAGAGGGTAATAATGTTGTTGGCGGGGATGTTGTTGTTATACCAAATGCAAAAAACATCCGTTCCCGCTTTGCAGCCTTTGACCCATTCCGTAGACATGAAGCAGATATTCTCGCTGGTGTAGGTGTTGGCGGGATGTTAGACCCTCAAGCAATAGCTGAAGCACTTAGACAACAGGACAGAAAATGACTGAAACTCCAATTGAGAAGTATCTGAACGTAATCGGCGCATATGACAACGAGTTCAAGAAGTGGGAAGCTCGTTCTGCAAAGATCGTTAAACGCTACCGCGATGATAATCGCAGCCAGAACTCTAACGAGACGGCAAAGTTTAATATTCTCTGGTCAAACGTACAGACCTTAATCCCAGCGGTCTACTCCAAATTACCGATGGCTGACGTATCGAGAAGGTTTGGAGACAATGACCAAGTAGGTCGTGTTGCCTCACAGATCATTCAGAGAGCTATTGACTACGAGATTGAGCATTATCCAGACTTCCGGGCAACCATGAAAAATGCGGTGCAGGATCGCTTTCTTGGTGGTCGCGGTGTCGCATGGGTACGCTACGAGCCACATCTAATTGAGCGTGATATGCCAGAAGATGGGCTACAGGTTACTGAGGACGCTGATGAAAAGGATGTAACGAAAGGTGACACCCCAGAAACCTATGAAGAGATCGAGTACGAATGCGCTCCTACAGACTACGTTCACTGGAAGGACTTTGGTCACTCAGTAGCTCGTACATGGGAAGAGGTCACGGTTGTATGGCGCTGGGCTTACATGACGCGAGAGGCGCTTATAGAGCGTTTTGGCGAGGAGTCTGCAAAGAAGATACCTCTGGACAGCGGCCCACAGACACTAACTTCCTACGGTCAGTCTAGCAAAGAGCATACACGCGCTAAGATATGTGAGCTATGGGATAAGGAAAGCGGCAAGGTCTACTGGTTTAGCAAGAACAGCAACTACATCATAGACGAGCGTGATGACCCCATCGAGGTAGAAGGCTTTTTCCCTTGTGGAAAGCCTTTGTACGCTACTTTAACCTCTGATTCTCTAGTGCCTGTACCTGACTTCGTGCTGTATCAAGATCAGGCTACAGAGCTGGACATTCTGAGCGACAGAATTGACGGTCTGGTCAAGGCTTTGAGGGTGCGGGGAGTATATGACGCAAGCCAGCCAACGCTACAACGTCTACTGACAGAGGGAGACAATAATACTCTGATACCTGTCGATAAGTGGATGGCTTTTAGTGAAAAGGGTGGGCTGAAGGGTAGCATCGACATCCTACCGCTAGATGTCATAGCTAGTACGCTCATCAACTGCTACCGGGCAAGAGAGGACATAAAGAGTCAAATCTACGAGATTACGGGCATATCTGACATTATTCGTGGTCAGACCAGTGCAAGCGAGACTGCAACTGCACAACAGATCAAGGGCCAGTATGCAGGGCTAAGATTAAGAGCAATGCAGGAAGAGGTAGCACTGTTTGCGTCTAGCCTGATTAAGCTCAAGGCGCAGATCATGTGTACCAAGTTCCAGCCACAGACGTTGCTACAGTACGCTTCTGCACAACAGATGTCTGATGCAGATCAGCAGTTAATACCACAGGCTATAGAGCTTCTTAAAGACTCGCCACTAGCTAACTTTAGAATAGATGTCGAGGCTGACAGTCTGGTGCAGTTGGATGAAGATCAGAATAAGCGTAACCGTGTAGAGTTCTTAACAGCGTTTGGCGGCTTCTTAGGTCAAGCCTTACCTGTAGGCCGTGAGTCACCTGAGATGATACCAATGCTGGTAGAGGTCATGAAGTTCGGTATCGGAGCGTTTAAGCAAGCAGAACCTATCGAGGGTACTCTGGATGCCGCACTGGAACAGATGAAGGCAGCATCACAGCAGCCTAAACAGCCGCAGCCTGACCCTGAGCAAATGAAGATGCAAGCACAGCAACAGTCTGAACAGATGAAAATGCAAGCAGATGCACAGGCCGCGCAGATGAAGGCTCAGATTGACGTACAGGCTCAACAGGCACGAGTACAGGCTGATATGCAGATCGAGCAGATGAAGCTACAGGCAGACGCACAGCTAGAACAGATGCGCCAACAGATGAAGATGCAGGAGCTACAGTACCTAGATCAGTTTAATCGCTACAAAGCACAACTAGACTCATCTACTCGCATCATGGTCGCAGAGATAGGCGCAAAGGCACAGGTAGACAAGGTGCGTGAGGCAGAAGAGGCCGCTAATACTGAAGTAGCTATTGTTCTGGGGCAAGCATGAGACAGTCTTGGGTATATATAGACGGAGAAGCTGTAGAGGTAGGCGCAGAGCAATATGATGCTAAGGTCTACATCATGCCTGACATAGCTCCCTATAAGTCTATGGCAGATGGCACAATGATTACTGGCAGGGCTATGCACCGTGAGCATCTAAGGAAGCATAACTGCTTTGAAGTCGGTAACGAGACTATGACAAGCCGCGCACCTGTCGTAAAAGATACACGCAGAGAAGTATTAAGCGCACAATTAGCAAATATGTCGCATTCCCAAGCTAACAAGCTAATGGATCGGATGCGAGATAACCAAAGGTTTACCAATAACCCCCACAGGGAGAAATAAATGGATATGCCAGAGTCAGTACCTGATACAAACGTAATAGACAGGAAAGAACTACTAGCACAGCAGTTTGATGAATTAGAGACAGAGCCAAAGGCTGAGAGAGTACGCAGTGCTGATGGCAAGTACGCACCAACGATACCTGTAGAAGCTCCAGAAGTAGTAGAAGAGCCTCCAGTATGGCAAAGGGCGCCAGCATCATGGAAGAAAGACTACCATGAGGAGTGGGCAGCAGCATCGCCAAAACTACAAGAATACGCATGGCAGCGGGAAGAGCAGATGCGGGCTGGTGTCGAGCCGCTTATAAGTAAGGCTCAGTACGCTGACGAGATGGAACGGGTAGTACAGCCGTACCTTAATACGATAAACGGTCTAGGAATTAAGCCTAGTGAAGCCATTAGCGGGTTATTGCAAGCAGATAACATCCTACGCAACGGCTCGCCACAGGAAAAGGAATACTACTTTGCTCAGTTGAGAGAGCAATATGGTATGGGAGCTGCAAATCAGGATGGTATGCAACAAGCGCCACAGCATGATATAGTATACGGACTACGCAACGAGTTAAACTCAGTGCGCGGCGAGATGCAGCAATGGAAGCAGGAGAAGGAAGCTGAATCTAGCAAGATTATGAACGGCGAAATAGACTCATTCTCACAAAAGAAAGAGTATTTCGAGGAGCTTCGACCAGCAATGATCCAACTGCTACAAGGCGGTATGGCTAATACGCTGGATGAGGCTTACGACAAGGCATTACGCCTAGACGCTGACTTATACGATAGACAAACACAGGCCCAACAGGCTAGTGCAAACGTCCAGAAGATAGGTCTGGTAGACAAGGCAGCGAAAGCTGCTAAGGCGGCAGCGGTTAGCGTTAAAAGCTCCACACCCGGAGTAGCGACAACGACCAAAGCGCAAGATAGGCGCTCAATGTTAGTGGAACAATTCGCTAACCTAGATGAGCGTTTTTGATAACCTAAACTGAGGAGTAAATTATGGCCTTCGCCAATAGCTCGGTTAGCGACATCATTGCGACTAACATTCAAAGTCGTACGGGTGAACTAGCTGACAACGTAACAAACAACAACGCTTTACTGCGCCGCTTGAAAGATCGTGGCAATGTAAAGACTTTCTCTGGTGGTAACGTAATTTTGCAAGAAATTATGTACTCAGACAGCGCAACCAACAACACCAATAGCTATTCGGGCTATGAAGTATTGAATGTTTCGCAAAACAGCCCGATCTCTGCTGCTCAATTCTCTATCACCCAATACGCTGCTGCCGTTTCAATCAGCGGTCTTGAGATGATTCAGAACAGCGGTAAAGAAGCAATCATTGACCTGCTTGACGGTCGTATGAATGTTGCTGAAGCTCAATTGGCTAATCGTATCAGTGGTGACTTGTACCTTGACGGTACTGGTAACGCTGGTAAGAACCTGACCGGGCTAGGCGCTGCTGTACCTGATGCACCAAGCACTGGAACATACGGCGGCATTAATCGTGCTACCTATAGCTTCTGGCGTTCAGTTAAGTTCA